GGCAAGACCAACCTGTGAACAAATTGTTAACATTTCCCCAATCTGTTCATATTTCGTTCATAATTGCAAAACTGGCATGAATCTTGCTAGGCAACTATAACATTAAATTGTCTGACAATATCATACAAAGTCTGTCACTTATTCTGTTGACGTTTTAGCTCATTTGAACTATAATAATAGCCCAGCAAACGCTGGGCTACCTCTTATTTACATCGTAATTGAACCCCTGTGAATCTGTACCTGTGTGACCTCTGTCAAAGTCCGGTAGTAGTGCTTGTCATCAGAAATATCATACAAGCTTAAATAAATATTCCGACCTCGGAAATTAAGCTGTGCGGGGATATGATAAAAGTCACTTCCAGACTTAATAATCACGGTCGTTGGATAGCATGTATATCCATTGTGATCTCCAATAAAAGAAGTTGAAAAAATACGCCCCAAACGGTATTCAGTTCCATCACAGGTAAGTGTTCCGCTGTTTGGTAAACAAACATAGTTACCCCAGATCAGAGTACTTGTATTCTCATTGTACGAACTAACAATTGCCCAACTTGATCCAAAAGTAGGTGAAAAGTCACCATTTTCAAAGTTTGCAGTAACTTCATAAAATGACGGGCTGCAAGCCCCTGTTTCAACAGCAGTAGCAAGATAGCTTGCAAGTCTCTCCTGTCCTGTTATGTTTGGATGGAAGCCATCAGAACCCAGAAAGCCATCAGCATGGAGAATATAGTCTGACCCTGTCAAATACCGCCAATTCTTTCTCTGGGTGTTATAAACGGATTTTGCAATCTTGAGCCTATTCTGTACATTTGGGTCATCTGTCCGATCTACTGACCATGCTACCATAGCGGAAAATACTTTTGCATTCGGAAATCTTGCGTCCGCAGCACCCATAAAAGCGTTGATTCCAGTTTCAATGTCTGAATAGCTTCCGAACTCATTAAATCCCCCTACTACAAGAATCTGTTTGACATCCGCAGAAGCTGGCACAGCATTTAGCAACATAAGAAATGAATTAGCAGCTGTTGAGAAAGATGCACCCCCATTTGCGGAAATGGTTACGTCTTCAAGCCCTGTGTACTTGATAAAGTTAGTAGTCCAGGGGGTTATCTTACCCTCCGGAGTATAACCAACAGTGTAGCTGTCTCCGATTATGATAGTTTTCCCGGAATGGTCAAAAAGTCCTTCTTTTTTCTGTAACTTTGTGATTTCAGCTGTATTTGTTCCTACTTGCTCTTTTAATGGCTCAATCTGTTCGTTGATTACTTTTGTAGTAGCTTCATTTACTACTTTTCCGATCTCTCCATCATCCAGACTTTTCTGGATGGCATCATCAATCATAGTCTGAGCGGTGTCTTTTATATGTGTCCATTCCTCATGATCTTTGTCTGCCTGTTTGCCAACTTTAAGCAACCAGTCTAAATTCATGTCCTGCATAGAACTATGTGGGTATCTGAAAACCATAATTTATTCCTCCTTAATAAGTTAATAAAAGCAGATCCTGTGCAAAAAGACCTGTGCAATAGTCAATAAAGCTTTGTTTTCTCAACTCAAGCTCTGACTGAATCATCTGCTGAGAGGTAGTAACTCCAATATTGCCATGAATACGCCCGGAGTGCTTATTCTGTCCGGTCTCCCGGCTTGTCTCACCCTTGCCATATTCAAATGTGTTTTTGTTTTCTCCGGAGCTTTGCACTGTTGTGCTACCACTGTACTCTGTAGTTGTTTTTTCGTTTGGGCTGTAGCTTGCATCATTAAAAGCACTGACTTCATTGGTAGCTGTATCTGCCCCAGAGTTTGTCGTAGTGGTTCCCTGCCCTGCTTCTGCCTTGTTTACATCCTGCCCGGAGCTTTGACTTGTTCGTGTCAGATCGGGGCTATCTGTCCATTCTTCATGACGGTCATAGTTTTCAATCGGTTCATAATTCGTTAATTCTAATACATTATAAACTTTTTCAATGCTACTTTTCCATTTCCTGCTCCATGCAGGAATAGCATTTTCATGCATAAAATCCCAGTCCGGATAAAGTGGTTCACAGTCCCCATAAGACAGAAGCAGACTATCGATAAAGTTCTGTTTGTCTGCTGATTCTGGGAATTCCATTTTATCAAATAAAATGTCATTCCATTCATAAAGCCCTGCTATCGTAACCTTATAAAGTGCCATAACTTTTCACCCCCGCAGTTTCATAGTTTCTGATCTTGACTGACAAATTCATTTCCGGATAAAGTCTATTTGTCATGTCAACCCCTGCTTGCATGGTTTCAAGCCATGTCGTAAGCCGTGTCACGGATTCTGCATCATTTTTGCTTGTTTCAAGCACATTCAGACGTTCTTTTTTATCGGAACCAACAGACGGAATCCCTACTTCCGTGTCAAACTGATCCAGAAGTTTCTCAAACACCTCAATCAGCTCCGGTGCTATAAAGTTTTGCTTAAGATCCTTATTAAAACTTTCCCAGGCCTCCTGCTTGCTTCCCTGTCTGTCTTCTGTTTTTATTGATACATCAAAAGCCTCAACTGGGTTACCAGCCTGTATGCTGTCATAGATTTTTTTCAATGTCTGAGCTGCTGCTTTGTTTTTGGCAGCTATCAGAAATGCAAGTTTTGAGTTAAACACATTCATGTCAAAAGCAGATGCTACAAGTGCCAGTTTGTAGCTATAAAAGCCAATTATATCTCCAATACCGCAGAAAGTTGGTCTGAGATAGATGACAGAACAGTCTTTCCCAATTTCCATATCTTCTATTTCAATTGTAGCATTGCTTGCATACGTGTGTATGCTTGCTGTCGTTGGCTTAAAGTAAATATTGTACCCTGTCAGCATAGGGTATTGAGCAATTAACCCATAAAGATCTGTCTTTGTGATGCAAATATACCCCCCAAAAAGCAGGCAATATTTGAAATAGTCAATATCAATACTTCCATTGTATGTGATGTCAAGAATAGAACAGACCCTCTCGTAAAGCATCCGATCAAATGTATCAGTATATAAGCTGTTGACTTTGATTCCGGATGGTTGGAAATAATTTGTGCAGATGTTGATCTTGTCAAAATTAACCGGTGTCCACATGTTTTTCTTTCCTCCTTTTATTCAAAATAAAATCCATTATTTAGGTAGCTGTTCACCTGTTCTTGATCTCCCTCGAATCCTGCAATCTGGATAGATGCATTCCGGCATTTTACAAAACCACTCAGTGCAGAAATACTGCGGACAGTACCATCTATATAACCCTCACTTGTGCCATCTGGATCTATGCTTGTGCAAGCATAGCAGATACTGTTTGCATCCATGTTGTTGAGTATCGAGGAAATATTGCCAACCGTACCTACCATGTTGGGCTCTGGGGCTGTAACACTTTGAAATGCATCTACAATGCTTGTGCTTGCCTTAATTGGATTCATTGTGACAGCACTTGTGGCTGTATCTAACAAGCTTGTCGTAAGCTGGCCAATGTTTGTTGTGGCATATCCAATCTGTACCGGAACAGCAAGCTGACATTGGAAGTGTGCATATTCATCAGATCCGGAAGTGAGCCAAACATCAGCCATGCCTGATACAGCATCAAAGTTATAAGTAGCTTTTAACTGCCCTTTATGTGTCTTTGTTGGATTGATAGGGATAACACCCACAAATGGTAATTTGACAGTATACTTTGAAAAACTAGCATTGTAATAGCGGAAATCTGTATCAGCATATAAGGGGTTACCAAGGCTTAAATCATAAGAAAAAGTGCATGTTGCATCATTAATTAATGCAGCAGTTACATTGCTGTCCCAGTAGCCAAGTTTGATAGTATCGGTGATATTCAAGAATGAGCTTAACCGGAATGGCAGCCATTTTAAGTCTACGATATACTGAAATGGATTGAAAAGCAACCGTGTAAGTGCTGAGTCAATCACGTCTGGAATTGATCCATACGTGTACATGAATTTCATCAGATCATCTAATTGGCTTCCTCTGACATAATAAGTGCTTATCCCCTCTACTGAAATAGTCCGTAGCAGATAGTTTCTAGCATACCCATTCACAAACGTGTTTATCGGCAGTCCAACTATCGTAGACTGGCTTACCCAGTCATTTGTAGGAATGTACATACTGTCATTGGCAAGCGTAGTCTGCTTAGCAGACCGATCAATGAAGCATGTATAGTTGCTGATCTCTGTCCGATAGGTAGCTAACACATCCTCACTCGCTGATATCTCAACCATTTCATTATTTAAAGACAATGTTGAATTGATAAAATAGTAATGGTCAGCCCATTTCAGATAGTTGAATTGCAATGCAATATCCAATGACAATTTTAATTTAAACACTGGATTCTGAAACGTGGTGTTTGATTTTAAAAGACAGGGGGCAACTGTCCCCTGTCCTGTCGGTCTTTTTGTACTGTTTTTTCGTTTGGAAAAATGGAATAAGATAATCTCTGTCATGATAGATAAATATCTCCCTTTGCCGTGATTGCACATATCCAACCGGATGGAATCCTAACCCACGTTGCACCAACCTCATCCTTTTTGACATCTTTTACCGTGACTGTGGTTCCTTTTTTCAAGCATCCATCTGAATAAGCATGTTTCATGCCATCCATTGTCAGTTGTGCATACTTTTTGATCTGACCCCATACACTATAGCGTACATGTAAGTGATCTACGACAGTGGTATAAGTATGACCTATTTCATAAGATGGAGTTTTTCCCTCCCATACCCTGCGTATGCAATATAAGTCGGACCTACGACTTACAAGGCTTTTGACTACGCCAACCCCAGGATTGTATGGGGTGTTTTTTCTACCGCCTCTACTCTCAATCATATAGCCGTTACCAATAAAAATGGCACAATGTGTCACAGGAGATCCAAAGAACAGGAAATCACCGGGTCTCTCCTGACCAATGGGGATCATTTCACCCATGTTTGCATAAGTTGCTGCATTATATCGCCCAACGTCTGAACCTGCTGTCCTCTGGACACAGTAAAGCAGTCCGGAACAGTCAAGTCCTTGTGCAGGTGTTGAACCACCCCACACATAAGGAGTACCAATTAAATTATGAGCATATACTAGAATTTGATTTGATGTCATTTTACACCTACTTTCCTAATTGCTCAATTAATATGTTCATCTTTTCCAAAGCAAGCGTGTTATTTTTTATCACTTCGGAGAGTGTATCAACTTCGCTTTTATGATCCTCATTAAGCTTGTCAACTCTTGCGTTCGTCTGATCGTACATGTATTTTACAAAGTAGGCCATCATGCAACAGCAGACGATCGGAAACGCATAATTTCCGAGAATAGTTAAGAATGTATCCATCATTGTTATGTAACCTCCCTTTTTTCAAAGTAATTCACATTTACAAAAGTGCTTGTTTCTATCATAACCCTACCTGTGCTATTACCAATCACAGAAATAAAGAAACATGATGGGGCTGGAAATCCGTACGGCGTTTCCGGAAAAGTAAAATCAACAAGCTCCGTTTTTGCCAATAAAACAGGACTATTATCAGTTAACATTAACCCAGTAGCAGAGTCGGGATCCCCATTATTTAAAATCACAATCCTTTTTATGCCTACTGTATCATCCAACGGAAGCAGAGTAGGCGTATCGACTGTTACGTCAAAATAAATCATTATACTCCCTCCCCCAATACATACAGAATCGCATTGTGTGTGAAGTTATTCCAAGCGTTGAAACGGTAATGGTCAAAGATGTTGTAATATCCACCTGCTGCATTGAATGGCGTAGCTGCCGAGTACATCCATTGGTTATTCACTCCCATTGCTCTACGATCATATAAAAGACCAAGTACATAAGGAAGACTTACCGCTGTCGTGTCTGTTTTTGAAACCCCATCAGCATCAATGATGTTTGGCTTAATATTGATCGCTGGGCTATCGAACTCCTGCCAGCCGTTTACCAACTCTTTGTCAGCGATTTTAAGCTGCTCATCAGAAAAGACAGTCGGGAATACCTGTGTTTCAGAATCAATCCAGAAATCAGTGTACATAAGCAGTTTCTGATTCTCCGGTCTAGAGAATCTCAAGATCTCTTTCCCAGTCAGATTCATGTGATATTTTGTTGTGCGGTCCTGCATTTTTTTCGAATCTTTCTTGATTCTGGCAACCACAAAAGCCATGAAGTCTCTGTGATGCTCCGGGCTTAAAAGCTGCTTTCTTGTCAGCTCTGTACCATATGCTGTATTGTACTCCTTTACCAGATCCACCTCATTTGTGCCAAGTGATGAGATACCAGCCATAAAGTTAAGCACCGTCATTCTGCGTTTTGCTTCATTTCTGGATTCAATATCGTTGTAGTAAGCAGTCATATAGCTACTTACAAACATGAGAAACTCTGCTTCGTTGGAGAAAGCAAGTGCCAGCTGATCACGGAAACGTGTGACATGAGATTGTAACACCTTGCTTCCGTAGAATTTCAACTCTACTACTTTCGGGGCATTGATCTTATACATATCGACAGATTGACCATCAGCAAGCTGGTTTTCATTCAAATCTGTATTCCAATCCTGGGATGCTTCTGCATCTAATGGAAGTGAAATAATCTCACGTGTGATGGCCCCCCATCGCTCATTATTCTCAATGATGGATCGGAACACTCCGGATCTGTATTTTTCCATTTCAAAATAAGTACGTCCACACCACTGACTGAGTGCTTTCAAGGTAGACTCTACACCCGTCCGAAGCATTGTCTCTCCGACAGCCACAAAAGAACTTGTATCTACTGCTTTGATGTTCTCCCTTCCGGTAGCCATCTTGTACAGGTCATTAATGATTAAATAGGCATCCTGTACGACTAAACTATTTGCCATTTTCTATTACCCCCCTTAATTCATGAGTTTCATGAGATCGTCTGCTACGTTCTCAGAAGTTCGCGGTGCTGATCCACTTTTTCCAGATGCTGACAGGTTACCAGCTTGTAACGTAGCGGTCAAAGTATTGATTGCTGTCAGCAGAGCCGCATTGGTTGCATCCTGTCCTGTCTGTGCTGTCAGATTCAGTGGAGTATTTGCAACCTGCTGACCCAGATTCTGAATCTGTTCTGTACCATGTGGGCTTGTGATCTGATTAAGCCCAGTCATGTTCTGAGCGTTCAGAATTCCAATGATCTCATTTTTTGAAAATCCAAGTTTACCAAGTTCTAAAATCTGATCTACTTTCATTTTTATCTCCTTTTCTGCCGGAATTGAAAAAATTAAAATAGGTCAACGCTTCCGGGTTATCATCCCATGGCATCCGCTTCCGGCGGTAGATGTAGCCGCGTTGACCTATCTCTAATATAATTTTTTTAAAACAGTTTGTCAATATAGAATTTTACAGAAATGTTCTGATAGCTGATTCTATTTGTCAGACGATAGCTGTCAATCCAGCTATAAAAGCATCTAAACTGATCTTTTCCATGCTGACTGTCTTCAAAAACGTCTTTACAAGTGCCAGAAATATGATCCGACACATACAAGTGTGCTTTTGATTTGTGCTCATAAATCGCAACTTTTCCAATCACACAAATTAGCTTGTATTGCCGGATGTCCTCTGATCTGACATCCGAGACATCATCATATGCAAATTCATTCGATAATGCCATCTTTGCAAAATCCGTGTCACCAGACAAAGCACGATACAATGCAGTATCTTTTTTCTTTTCTGAAATCGGGGAATCGTTAATCAAAACCAAGATGATTCCTCTCTCTTTTAGCATGGAAAATTCCTGCTTGTTCTTTTTCATTCGTTCAAAGATTGGCAGCAATCCAAAAGCTTGCACAATTGCATTATCTAATGTGTTTGAGTTGGAAGCAAGCCACCAGCGGAATGGCTTCTTTCCTTGCAATTCTCTGTTTGCTGATATGGTCTCAACAGCATTTAAAAAAGCATCATCCTCCCCACTGATTGACTTAGCGATCTTCTCCGGGATGAACTCATCATAAATCCCCTCAGAGAAATCAGATCCAGAGAAACCACGATTATTATGCATTGAAGTAAGGGAAAAAGCTTCACCCCTATAAACTTGTTCATCTTCTGTTTGCTCCATGATCTTGATACGCCCATATTCACCTCTGGGCTTTTCAAAATGAAAAAACCTGTTCATATGTTTATTGATATCAAGCCACGGATCAAACTCAGGAAGAAATACTTTTGTCAGTTGCTCTTTTGTACGCCTCATATAGATGATCTTCTCATTTTTGGGAAAAACATCATTGATGAAGTGCTGGAAAATGCCATACGTTTTTCCAGTTCTTCTGGCTCCAATAATGAATATGAAGTTAATTTTATTTTTATCAGCAAGCTGGACGATCCTTGGAACGTCCAGCCAACCATTTTTATCGTAGATATTCATTTAGGAAAACCCACCCCCGGATGCTACCGGCTGCGAATTCTTATTGCACTCATTGTATTTTTTAATACATGCATTCTCCAATAGCTTTGTCCATTCTTTGTCCAGGCTATATACAGTATTGTGATAATCATCATCACTTCCTTTTTTACTTGGAAATGACAGAAAAAGACTATCTCCCCATTCTATCAATGTAAGTCCTTTAATTACAAGGGTGTCGTCAAGTTCCAGATCAATAAAAGCTTTTGTTCTTGACTTTCCATTATAAGGTTTGCAAGTAATTTTTACGTTTGATTTTAACATATTAGTTTATCTCCTTTAATCATCTAACAAAAACCATAATTGACAGCTTGCAAACATGCAAGCAAAAGTAACACAAGTCCAGAAAAGAGTTTCAATATCTTCTTTATTTTCTTTCCAGAATTTTTTCATGGTTTTCACCTCCTGTCTATATTATTGTAACTTGTTTATATTACAAAACTATTACAGATTTATAATATTTTATCCGTATACGGTATCTTCCATTTCAAATGGCAACGGCAATCCTGTTTCCTTGTCATATGGAATCGTGTGATCTAACTCATATTCTGTTTCTGTCAATCGGATGGCACAACCATATTCAATCCTGCATCCATCAATGGTCAGATCGTGAACCCCATCATGAAAAATATATTCTGTTTTCATTTTCCACCTGGGATCTTGCCAATCATTCGCCCTGCGGTAGTTCCTGCGATACGTCAAATCATTTTTGAAAATAAACCCTTTTCTAAAATTGCTTATATCATCATTAAGGCAATATATCCCCTCTTTTGGCACTCCTGCGACTGTCAGATGCAAAGACTCATCTTTTTTCAAGCGGTAACAATAACGCTTACTACCCATCGTGATGAACTCACTGTATATCCCATCAAACTCAGCAATTCCAAGCCGAAATGTTTTTTCCTTATACTCTACTACACCAATTTTTCTTTTTTCTGACATTTCAATTACAGACTGATTAAACTCATTCAGTTTATCATGATCCCAGTCTGTACCTTTTACAGAATCTGTGTCTGAGTATAGCCACACCCGGCAGCAGGAACCCAGCCGGAAAAGATAAGCCTGTGCATACGCTGTAATAAATACCCCCCACTGGTAGGGCATAAAACTGTTCTTATTCCGATAGAACTTTTCAAGCTCTTTTTCCCTGTCCTCTGGTTCTTTTGCCTCCCACTCTCCGAACTCCATAAGCTCTGTACATAAGATCTGGATGATTCGCTGTACTGTCATGCCATACATTCCATTAAGCTCCCCTTTTGAGATCATGTAATTTTCTTCGTCCAAATCTTTAAGCGTACATTTTTTAAAAAACAATTCCATCAAATAGTCGGTAAACCACTTCGGCAAGTAATCTTTTGTAGCTCTCATGACCTTTGACACATCAGCCCAATCGTAATCATAACTTGAAAGGATGACTTCTAAATCTGGATCCGTAAAAGGATAGATGACAAGATCAGCGTTGACGATCTTTCCATTATCCAAGTTGTCATGGAACTGTTCTTTTTTACTTTTTGCCTCAGGAAAAACACAAACTTTTGCTTTTGAAAAAGCCAGCGGGGGCATGGGGCACTCTTTTTTCAGTCTCAGATTCTTAAGTCTTATATAGCCGGAAAAAGCATAATCTTCTTTCAGTTCCATAATGTCTTTTAATGTTATATTATCAGTATAACAAAAATTCGACATTGGAAATTTACAATAGCACATCCAAGCAATGTATGAGCTTGCAAAATCATAGCACTCAACAGGTTCTTTTATCAGCTGATTGACATAATACCTGTTTGCATGGGTATAGCCCCCATGATAGCAATCAACCATTTGATCGTATTGCTCCAACGTCAGGGCCATTTGTTCAAATTGCTTGCGCCATTTCTTGTCTTTTCTTGCCCTCCTGCGTGCGTTCGTCCGGATAAAGCCTGTATTGGTCAACGGACAGTTCGCCACATTAAATCCTCTCTGATCTATGTATTTGCGTAATGCCTTACACAAACTGATCGTATCTGTACAGACATAGGCAATTTCTTTTGCTGTACGTTGACTTGCTGGCGTTCGGAATTTCTTATAGTCCCATGTTCCGACAGCTTTTTCAGTCGTTCCCATGTCTTTGCATAGTTTCTCAAGTGATCTTTGTGTTAAGATAAGACTATCCCTGAACTCAATCCCTTGTCCTGTCCATTTCATAAAAATGTATTTATGAGTTTTACTAGCAAGAGATTTATCCGGTATCCCCCATTTTTGGAAAAAATGGTTACGAAGAAAAACATAGTCATATGGAAAGTTATGCACATAAAAGCGTACAAGGTGACTATTGTCAGCATGTAAAGTTGTACAGATCCTGTCTATTGTTTCAATCAGATCAGAAACATGATTGCCATAAATACAGCAATCATCCTCTATCGTGATTGTCCAATCCGTGACAAAGCCAATGTTTTTGTTAAGATAGACAAAAGTCTCCGTATCAACAGTTATAATTTTTTCATAAACTCCTAAATAATGCCCTGCGTTGGATCTCCGGATAAAATCACCGTTAAACAGTCGCATATAATCATAGTTCTTAAAATAAATAACTGGATATCCTGCGACTACCATACTTTACCCCCTGCTATGGTCTATACTTCAAAGCTTCTGCTTCACTAGCAAAGCCCAGCTGTTTTGCTATTGTGTCGGCTGCATCTGGATCAGTTCTCTCACGGAATTTTTCCAAGTCTTTTATAATCTCAGAAACCGTAGAATCATCCAGTTTATGACTGATGATTCTCATTGTCTGTTTGCTGTCATAGAATCGCTGCATCCACTTCCATACTTCAGACTTGAAAAATAACTTCATTTCCTCTTTAGATTTAAAGTTGATTCCGTATTCTGTACTTAGGGTTTTTTGACGTTGATCTATGATCTCACGCCAGCCCTGCACAGTGCTGCTCTTTTCTTTCAAAATTTTTTGAATTGCTTTCACTTGAGTTCGTGGCAGAGCCTTGTATTTTTCATTATCCAGATTTTCCGGAATAGTTGACCTACCCGGGAAAAATCTTGCAAGCAGATCCTGATAGTCTGCATAAGCTCCTCCAACTTCTGAATCAAAGCCTTTTGCCTTTAATCTACGCATACGCTGATTCAGACGTTTTGCAAGCTGTCTGCGGAGCTGTAAAGCTTCCATAGTAGTAAGCATGTTCGGGTTGACGTTCAAACCCTTTGACGTGGTTGGGATTTTAGGATTCTTTGGCATTATATATCACACCCTTCATATACTCATAAATGCTATCGTATTCCCTAGTTGTTATGCGAAAATCTAATTCTGGTATTTTAATGATCAAATAAAGATTCTCACATATAACTCTTGCGTCGTTAATAGTATCATGAACATAAAATGAGGCAATAAAATGATATGATTTAACATTTATTAGAGACTTTGAACGATTGTACATTGTTTTTCGTGCAACTCTCCTTATGACGATTATTACTTCTGGATAGTTTAATTCTATCATGTCTGACCTGTCAAGATCTGGGTTTGATTTCATAAGAGTCACTACCGGGGCTTTTACCCCGGTATTGGTATATTTGAGTTTTTTGTATTTTGATTTCATTTAGTCTACCTTCTGTTCATCCTCTTTTAATCTCATAATCTCTTTAAATAACTCAATAGCTTCTTTATCAGTTGTCGCATTAATAATCTCAACTTCATCAGTTCCCTCATATGCATCAGCAAAGTATCTTGCTCCATTATACTCCTTATAAAGAGTATACATATAACCCCAACTTGTTTCAATAGTCATAAGTTCTTTGCCAACATATACTCTGTATCTTCCATATAAAATTTTTCCATGCTTCATGTTTTCACCTCCCTCCTTTATGACCTTGCTGTATTTATTTGACAAGTCTATTATAGTTCAAATGAGCTAAAACGTCAACAGAATAAGTGACAAACTTTGTATGATATTGTCAGACAATTTAATGTTATAGTTGCCTAGCAAGATTCATGCCAGTTTTGCAATTATGAACGAAATATGAACAGATTGGGGAAATGTTAACAATTTGTTCACAGGTTGGTCTTGCC